TGTTTCTTTAGACAGTTTGAACACTGGAGGAATTCTTTTTGATGATAATAAAATCACAGGACAACGATCTAATGAAAATATAGAGATCGAAGCATCTGGTACTGGAGTTATCGAAATAAATTCGTCTATTATTCCAAAAACAGATTTATCTATCAGTCTAGGATCACCAAGCAAAAGATTTACAGATGCTTATTTCGGTTCAGGCACAGTGTATATTGGTGATGAATCAATTTCTTCCAGTGATGCAGGACTAGTATTTTCAGCACCGATATCGGTAGAAGGTGGTCTTACACAGATATCAGATGACGACACGGCTATTGTTATCAATGCAACAAAGATTGGCAACTCTGCCACCGCGGTGTCAAATTTTGACACAGAGGATTACGACAGTGCATTATACTACACCACAACACTGGATGAGATAAACAACAAGATAGAAGTTGCGAAGATTTCTTTATGCCATGACACTGCAACTTCTTACTTGGCACAGTCGGGAACTGCTACATCAGACACAAATTCTGTTCATACATACAGCACAGACATTGACAGTGGAACTGTTATATTAAGTCTACTTGGGTCGTCTGCTGTCAACAGTATGACTGCTTACCAATTGGGTTTGGGAGATAACAGCACAGCAGGAACCAGTGGACATACTGCTGTTGTGACACCGAACACTATATCGGGTTCTTCTACAAACAGTATCGATTCCTGGTCTGCTAGTACCTATCGAGCAGTAAAATATTTTGTAAGTGTAAAAAACACAGACACCAACGAAGTTAATAATATGGAGGCAATTGTATTACACGATGGTTCTTCTGCTGATATTGTAAATTACAATATTGTAAAAACAGGCAACGAAGAATTATGCACACTGTCGACAGGATACGACAGCGGTACTGTACACCTATATGCTGTACCAAACAACTCACAAACGTTAAGAATTCAATTGCACAAAATAATTTTATCAGACAGCGAATCGGTTGTTAACTACGACAACGTGTATGTACTACCCACAAAAACAATATCAGGTAGCAGTTACACAACAATAGACACATTTGAAGATACCAAAATTAATGGTGCTGTGTATTTTGTTACTTCAACTAATACCACAGATGGTTTATACACTGCTTCAGAAGTGTATGTAACCACAAACGGAACTCAATCATTCGTTGTGCATGGTCCAGAGTTGGCCATAGGCGGACAGATATATTTTCAAACATCGACGTCAGGAAACAAAGTAAATCTAAAAGCACACACCACAGGATCAGCGGACACTATCATTAATGCCTACAGGATCGGTATGTACAGATTTGAACAAGGGGGAGATTTTGCTCAAACGGTTACGTTGGATACCGCACAGTCTATATCAGGTGCAAAAACATTCACAGCAGGTGTGCTCACAGACACCATACAATCACCAGGCTCTAACGCAGATCTAACCATAGATGCTTCTGGCACAGGTGCTGTGCAGATACTCACACAAAAAGTAATAATGTCTAATTTACCAACATCAGACCCTGGTGTTGCAGGGCAACTGTGGAATAATAGTGGTGTTTTGAACGTTTCTGCTGGTTAATAACCGGTTGACAAATTATTCCTTTTATTGTATATTGTATAAATAATTATGTTGCTATGCAACATATACACACAAACACAAACACAAACAAAAGGAGCCTACAATGGCAAACACACAAAGAAACGCTTATGAAATCAGAGCGGACCTATTAGGACTAGCGAAGAACATCGCCGAGTTCAATTACACAATCAAACAAGCAGAATACGAGACATCAGTGAGAAAAGATGGTGATCAAGTTGTTGCTGAGTTCAAATACCCAGTAGTTACTGCTGAGTCTATCATTGACATTGCAAAGAAATTCAATGAATTCGTAACTGGCAATATGCCAACCAACGAAGCGACTAAAATTTTAATGGAAAACGTACAGAACTACGCGAGCAATGTTAACAAACAACTTGCTGAAAGTATGTCACCAGACGCAATCCAGAAGAACGTGAAGACGTTCCAAGACAACGTGAAGAAAGCCACCGAAGCATTCTTCAACGGTGCCGTTCAGAAGTAAAGAGGATAATTTACATCACTGGGCCTACGTTGAAGTAGGCCCGGAGTGCGACGATATGTGCAAGAGAATGAAAAAAATTTTTAAAGAGTTACACGTCAGTTTTGTAATCACTACACTGTTGAGACACGGTTATGTGGAACTGGCAAAGAGATATGCAAGGAGATATGAATAATGTACCCTTCTAAAGAAAAAAAACAAATACAATTGAAAGCAATCGATTATATTTTTCCCACTGTATTTTTAGGGATCATAATAATCGCCTTGTTTTTGTAAGGAGAAAGACTATGTGGCCCTATAACTACTGCGAATGGAAAACAATAACCTACGGTACTGGTGCTGTGAAACGAGCGAAACAAAAGATCAGAGACAGGATCGTTTTGATAGTGTTGAGCATATTACCTACAATATTACTAGTTTTAGGTTTTATTGGTTTTGTTAAATAGTATTATGTTTATGACTAGCCCATGGGATATATTTCCAACCGCGGAAAAGACAGCAACACCTGTTGATACCATACGTAGTTACAACAATCAGCTAGAACCCAATGCGGGCAATTTCCAAGAATACACATACGAGTTAGAATGGATGGAATGCTCTTGGAAGATAGTACACAAAACCACAGATCTTGTGACTGCTTACTGGTATCCTTGGATTAGATATCCTTCTTCCTCAAACTAATACCCAATGAGAATTTTATCAATATTAGCTGTTCTTGTATTCTTGAATAGTTGTACCACTATCAAAGACTGCGGAGTTCAACCCACAATCACTGTAGATACAAGTAAAGGAAAAACCTCTACAGAATCTAACACAAATAAATCCAACACAGATACTATACCTTCACCTGGCACAATAATTCAAGATATCAGAGAAAATGCTGTGCCTGGCGGACAGGTCAAATGTACTTTTTAACTTTTGAGAATGCCAGCCGCAATTAATTTTTGCTTGTTGGCTTCGTGTGCAGATTCAACCAATTGTTTATTTTGACCATAATAGGCCACAGCGTAGCCTTCGTCACACATCTTTTGATTGATGTTGACTCCATCAATAAAAATTTCGCCTAAAATACGGCCGAATTTGCCTGTTTCTTCACCCTTGTGCGTTTTGATCACTATCTTCTTTGATGATTTCAAATATTCTTTTAGGAAATTTTTGCTGAGTAATCCTCTGACTTTTTCTTCTGCGTTAGAAGTTCTAGATTCTGGTGTATCAATACCAAACAGTCTTACTCTGCTTTTGTACAATATGTCAAAGCCTAAATCAATAATCACGTCAATGGTATCGCCATCCACTATCTTAGTAACTTCTGCTACTCTATAACTGAAATCTGTGGGATCACCTAGTTTTGCCATATATGGTATTTACCATAATATGGTAATATTATACTATGAGGTCTAGTATGGTCTGTAATTTGCCTTTGATACTCTTGTTATTAAGTGTATTTCTCAGTCCTGCGTGTAGATTTTTTGGCCAACACTCAAAGGCACACCAAGCATATGAATTATGCTCTTTGTTTAACTGTGGTAAAAATTCATCTTGCACAGCAATCACATAGGTATTAAAAAAAAATTTTTGATCATTAGACGTGAACAGTTCTAATGGTATAACTTTTTTAAATGTAGGTGTTGTACCTATTTCTTCAACAATTTCTCTTTTTAATCCTTCAAATGCTGATTCTTGAACCCTGTTTTTGCCACCTGCCAACCCCCACATACCATGAGTTTTGCTATCATTTCTCTGTAGGAATAGGAAACGTTTGGTATTAACAGCGTAGAACAATGCTCCTGAGCATATGATATTTTTTTCCATTGTTTAATTATAGCACCAAAATCCACTTGCCTGCAATATAAATGCCTTCATAGCTCTTTACCCAAGCACCGTTGGTGAATTTGTACTGTATGCCAGTATTGGAGTTTGTGATGTATAATTGTGTGCTGTCTGGATCAGTAGCGTCCCATATCACAGACCATTTGCCAGTAGAGCTGTTGTATTCTATGATGTCATTGGTATTAGCAACAAGATCTCCCCAAGCACTAGGATCTACACTGTTACCGGCATCACCGATATTGTTGGTTATAAGATATCTTGTGCCATTTGTGGGTGTTCCAGGATTGAATGTTAATGGATTGATAATTTTGTTAACAGTGCCTGATCCAGCAGTGTACATCGGTGATTCTAGAGGACTGTTAGACGGAATAGTGTCAGTGTCTATTGTGAATAAAAGAATTGTTTCGTCCAACGGAGAAATTGCAATTGTGCCTACCACTTCGTTGCCATTTTCTTGAGTTAATTTAACTTGACTTAATCCATTGGTTATTTTTCCATACTGTGTTAACAGTGCATTCCAGTTGACTGGTTGTCCAAACTGTTCAAACGGATCAAGATTAGACGCCGCGTGTGCTCCAGTATAGTAACCATCGCCACCAGAACCTACATTAATACCTGTACTACCCAACAATCTCAACTGATTGCCTGACAAGAAAACTGAATAATTATTTGGAGTAACATAAGATTTAGATAATAATGTACCGTCTATCAATCCTTTGTTAATACCGCCATCGTCATCATAGATACTCATAATAATTTTTTGTATTACACCCAATTTTGAAACTTTTACTGGAGGTGATAACCATATGGGCATTGAAAAATTCATTGATGCTACATCTATTTCTGTGTCAGCACCTACCGGAATAGTTCTAGAACTAAAGCCGATATCTGGTTGTAACTCTATATAACTTAGACTGGTCCAATCAATATAATTGTCTGATTTTTGTATTTCAAAGTCTGGATTGAATAGATAAAGAATCTGTTCCATTATCTGTAATTTCATATCTGTGTTAGTGGTATAGATGTCTGCTCTCACATTCAATCTAAAAGGAGATGGCATCACTTTTTCTATGGTGTAACCAGCACCCAACGTGTTGTCATACTCTCCAGTGGCATCATTATAATTTCTTTCTTTAAGATGTTGTTTTTCTACATAATAAGGATTCTGCATTCGCTCTCGATCATAGGTTAAACCTGTGATATAACACGCAATCTTTGGTGCAGATTGTAGGAAGTTTTCACTGTTGTTTCTTATAATGTTGGCCACCTGACGAGTCATGTCTCCGTAAACCACTGGCACTTGTCTCAATACTATTTGATCGTCTGCGCCTTTGCCTAGTTCAACAGAAAAGTTACTCAACACTCGCATAAATTGAGTTAAAAATTTTCTTATCTGTCCGTCGTAAAAATGAAGCATTAATTATCCGCTTTGGGTTTTAGAGCATCTGTGAGTGATTGTCTCTGTTCCACTGTTAATCCGTTGATTGTAGCACTGCTACTGTTGTTAATAAATCCTGTTTTAAATGTATTTCTAGTGTTGTTGTTTGTAGTAGTTAGTCGCACAGCATCTTCTACCTTAATCCATCGTGTACCATCGAAACGGAATAATCTGTTAGGTAAGAAATCCAATCGTAGATAGTAATCACCTTTGTTGACATTAGACGTAGGAAAACTGGTTCCAGCACCTGCCACATAACCATTAGGTGGAATACCATCACCATTGTAGTAGAATCCATAATGACTGCTGGCTGGCGTGTCGATGACAGCATTGATTGGTTTGTCAGAAGCAATCGATTCATCTGAGTTTGCACCATCTATTCTCACATTGCCTCGCTCATCTATTGGAGTAACATAAAATTGTTTATAATTGAAACCTGCTTTTGGTGAATCCATTTCTGCTTGATTTAGTATGGCATCATTGATTTCTCTTTCTTTATTGTAAGAACTCATATAACTTGCCACACTGCCTGATGTTGTGGCATCGCCTAGGATGTCTCTGAATTCTTGTGAATCAACCAGTGTTTTTAATTTTAATCTTAATAAATGTGGCCACCAAGATTGTGAAAATCCTTCAGCACTTCTGTTTACGTCTTCTACCACATAAAATCTTTTAAGTGCTATAGGGATAGAAGCATCTAAACTGTAATCATCTTTTAAATGAGGGAATTCTAACACATCTCCACTCATGGGTTTTCTGCCAATTCTTTCCACAACATCATTTAGATGCACAGTTAAAAATAAAGTATCATTCTGTAGAAACATACCAAACTGTGATAGATTGAAGTCTGTGTCTTGTACGTTGTAAATGCCTCGAACTGTATAGATGTCGCTGTCGTATTTTCTGTCTCTGTTCTCTAAAAACAGCAGATCTTGTATGGTTCTTTCATTGGTTTCAGTACCACTGTAATTTGGCTGTGTAGGCGATGCATCACCGTCTTTGTTAGTAGCACCTTGATCATAAGGTCCTATGTATTTGTGTAGGAATATATCGGTTCCTCCCACTGTAAACATCTCGTTTATAGTGCGATCAAAGAACTTATAATCGTTGCCTTTTTCTGGCTTGTAAAGTGACAATCTTGGCATATAGTCATATTTATTGAATATGTCTTTACGATAAATATTGCTATGTCAGAGTTACAAACCGCACAACAAGAAGTATTTGATTACGTTAAAGCAATGCTAGGAGATGGCATGATTGACGTGGAATTAGACCCTAAACACTATCAAATAGCACTGGAAAGAGCTATTAATAGATTCCGTCAACGGTCAAATAATTCAGTGGAAGAAAGTTATGCTTTTTTAGATCTTGTGAAAGATCAAAACAAATACATTCTACCAAATGAAATTATAAATGTAAAAGAAATAGGCAGAGCCACAGTGGGATCTAGAAGTGACGGTCAAGGTGGTACACTGTTTGAACCATTCAACCTTGCTTATACTAATACCTATCTATTGAGAGCAGGTGCGGCAGGCGGACTTGCCACATATTTTGCTTTTGCTTCTTATCAAGAATTAGTGGGTAAAATGTTTGGATCATTTATTCAATTCCATTTTGATCACGTGACTCACACATTGACCATAACACAGAGACCAAGAGTTGACACAGAACGAGTGTTATTACACACTAATAATTATAGACCAGACATCAACCTGTTGAGAGATATCTATTCTAAACCATGGATTAGAGATTACACTCTAGCAGTATGTAAAACCATACTAGGAGAAGCTCGAGGTAAATTTGGTACTATTGCTGGACCACAAGGTGGAACCACTCTAAATGGCGATGCACTTAAACAGCAAGGTCAAATAGAAATGGAAAAATTAGATCAAGAAATTACTACCTATATTGATGGTGGTAATCCATACAGTTTTGTTATTGGTTAATCTTTTTACTGCCTTATTATTATTTTTAACTTCATATTAAATAATTCTGATTATGGCAAAGACAGGCACGAAAAAAATTAAAGATCTTACCTTAGAAGAGTTAGAAGACTTCGTCACTTCATTAGAAAATATGGTTAATGTAGCACACAAACCAGATATGCGTGAACAATTATTATCAATGACACAAAAAGTCAAAAGAGAGATTGCAAAAAGATTAAAAACCTTGTAGTATAATTCTATGCTTATAGGATTAGTAGGATTGATTGGATCTGGCAAAGACACAGTTGCAGAACAATTGGTTAAACAGCACAATTTTAAAAGAGATTCTTTTGCCAAGAGTCTCAAAGATGCCACAGCAAATATATTTGGTTGGGATAGAGCACTGTTAGAAGGTCATAGCAAAGACTCTCGAGAATGGCGAGAACAGCCAGATCATTTTTGGTCAGAAAAGTTTGGCAAAGAAATTACTCCTCGATGGATCCTGCAATATTTTGGCACCGAGGTGTGTCGAGAAAATATGCTAGATTCTATATGGGTGGACAGTTTGGTAGCAAGATATCGTGGAGAAAATACTGTGATCAGTGACACACGATTTGTGAATGAAATAAACACCATTAGAAAACAGGGTGGAAAAATAGTGCTGGTTAAGCGAGGAGAAATACCCAGCAGAGAAGAGATGCAGGCATCAGGTGCTCACCAATCAGAATGGGATTGGATTGGCTGTAAATTTGATTATGAAATTGACAATAACGGCACTCTACAAGAATTATACACCAGTGTGGACAGTATGATTAGTCATCTACTTCAAGATCACCAATAGACCAACCCAAATCTTGAGTGCCTTTTAAACGCTGACAATTGGCACATATGGTTTTTAAGTTATAACTGCTGACGTTATTTTTATTGCCATCCACGTGATACACGTCCATTTGATTGTCTTGCACTGCTTTAAATCCACACAATTCACAGCGAGATTTCTTACGATAGCCAGACAAAAACCATCGAGGAGCACCACCTGTTTTTAGGTTCTTTTGTTTCCTAATACAAGCATCACATTTACTGCGCCAATAGATCTTGTCACCTTTTTTGTAACCATAGGCTCTGGGTTTTTGATTACAGACTGTGCATAAGGGTCTTTGCATAACAGTATTTACGTGCCCTATATAGGCACCACAGAAAGTCAAGATAATGACGTAAAAAGTTTAAAATGCTATAAATAAGTCTAGTACTACAAATTTGTAAGGAGAATTTAAATGGCACTAACATCACCAGGTGTTGAAGTTACAGTAATAGATGAGAGTTTTTACGTTCCAGCAGATGCAGGATCTACTCCATTATTGATCGTAGCTACAGCAGGAAACAAATACAACGGATCAAACACAGGTATTGCGTCAGGCACACGATCTGCAAATGCAAACTCAGTTTACCTAATATCTTCACAAAGAGAATTAACAGAGACTTTTGGAGATCCAAAATTTTATACAGATTCATCAGGCAATTCATTAAATGGATATGAGTTAAACGAATACGGCCTACAAGCGGCTTACTCATTCTTAGGTATTGCTAACAGAGCATTCGTGTTAAGAGCGAATGTGGACTTAGGACAATTAACTGGTAGTGCAACTGCTCCAACAGCATCTCCTTCAAATAGCTCATACTGGTATGATTTAACAGCGTCAGTTCCAGGAATTTTTGAGTGGTCAAGAACAAATCAAGCATTCACAACCATTGCACCAATCTACATCACATCAACTGATGATTTATCAGGCGGTGTATCAACTGGTGCTCCTTTAACATCAATTGGATCTAAAGGTGACTATGCTATCAACACCACTCACGTAACAAACAAAATTTACTACAAAACATCATCAAACACTTGGGTACAAGTAGGCAGTGATGATTGGGAAACTGCTATCGGTTCTGGTGCAAAATTTCAACAGTCTTCACACATTAATAGACCAGAGTGGAAAACTGCTGAAGACAATGCGGCAACTGGATCAGTTTGGTTTAAAACTACAACTCCAAATGCAGGTGCCGATGTTGCAGTAAAACTTTACTCATCATCGACAGAGGCTTGGAGTGTAGTGGACGCTCCATTCTATGCAACTAACCAAGCGGCGATTTATGGTATTGATCCAACTAATGGTGGAACAAGCATTTCAGTTGGAACACTTTACACTCAGTACAACGTGACTGAACAAAGTGAACTTGGTGCTTTTGATGCCACAAACAGAGTGGCTGATTATCAGTTGTTTAGATACGAAGGTGGAAAAACAATTATTACATCAAACAACACTGCTCCAACATTCACAAGTGGTAACACATTTTATATTTCAGAATCAGTAAAAGCAAGTGGCAGTATGTCAACTCCGGTATTAGCAACATTGGCTGGTACAGCGGCGACTGACTTTGTTACAGCAGTATCTGGTGCTGGTTTAACTAACGTTTCAGCAGAAGTATTATCAACCGGTGCAATTAGAATTACACACGCACTAGGTGGTGAAATCAGAATGTCAAACGTTACAGGAACTCCATTAGATGATGCGGGCTTTGGTACAACCAATGCTCACTCATATGGAACATACACAGAGAACTCTGCTACATTGGTAGACAACTTGTATGATGCTCCAGCGGGTGCTACAGAAGACTCAACTCAACAGTTTGCATCTGTGGTTGCTTCTAATTGGAAAAGACTATCTTATACTGCTTCAGCAACTGAACCAACAAATAATCCAACAAACGGAACACTTTGGTACGACACAAACTTAGAAGCAGACATCATGATTCACAACGGTACTACTTGGGTAGGTTACCAAAATGGTACTGGATTGAGCACAACTGACCCTAATGGTCCTCAATTCTCAGCAACCAAACCTACTACACAGTCAGACGGTACTGCACTAGTAAATGGTGATCTATGGATTGACACAAGTGATTTAGAAAATTATCCAAAACTTTACAAATGGGACACATCATTAAGTGATGGTGCTAATTTCGTAGCAGTGGACAAAGCAGA